TGCTGCTGCTTCCTCAATGTCTGATGTTTTTCTCAAATCGTCCATGTCTGGGGTTTTCTTTCCTTGTGCTCTCTTTATCTGTGCCAGACAGCAAACATGAATGTCTGGGTTGTTGTCCTTCCATTCTTTCAGGATTTCAATTGCCCGGTTCAATCTTTGGTGTTCTGTCTGAAACTTCTCACGGGTTTTCATTAGCTGTATATAGTCAAAGAAAAAGACCTTGTATCCTCGTTCAATCAATGGCTGTAGGTACTCAAGAATATCCTCAATCGGTCTGTGCATAACTGGAGTACAGAAAAACCGATCATCTTTGAAAATCTTGTCTCTAAATATTGATAGTGCATTTCTCCCGTAGGTCTGCATATCTTCAGTGGTTCTACAGGACCAACTCTGAATGATCCTTGGAATGATTTGGTTCGGTGGCATTTCAAGATTCACAAGACAAACTTTCAATCCTTCGTTCTTTCTCACAAGGTGAACTGCTGTAGATACTGCGAACATTGTCTTCCCATGTCCAGGTCTTGCACCAATCACTGACAAGTCACCAGGTCTAAATCCTTGGATCGTGTGGTGTAGGCTGTCGTAGCATTCCCAAAAGTGGACTCCTTCCTGTTTCTTTTCCCAGTCATCTATGAACTGGTTATAAACCTCGTCCATCATGAGAGGCATTTTTGACGCTCGATTCTGTGAAAATATCTCTTGCAGTTTCTTGTCTTCTGCTTGTGCCTTTTCAGCTCCAAACATTTCAACATTGCGCTTCATTGCACTGGTGCGTATCTTAAAAGCTCTCTTTGTACACCAGTCTGAAACCATGTTTTCTGTTAGCCTTCTCGGAAGATTTGTTTCAATCGTCATAAAAACACTAAAAGCTATATGAGGCCAATTATGCTCCTTTTGGAATGTGTCTGCACCCATCACACCACTTGATAGCTCTTCTTGGAATATTACCCCGTTTAAACGATTCTGAGAGTGTAGTAAATTGGCTAATGCAAACAAACCTCTAGTGATTTCGTTGGTAAAGTATTCTTTTCGAGTTAATTTGAATATCATTTCCCTTTGGTCTTCCCAAGTGATTAGATTCAGGATTAGTGCAGACTCAAAAGGTAGAGATTGCACAATCTCATAAGCTCCAATTTTCCTGTACTTGTTCTCGGAATCAATGATTCCCTGGACTGTTCTTCGATCTAAACTCATTCGATACCTCCAAATGTCAGGTCTGGCAATTCGTCTGACTCTGAGAATCTTTCAAAGTCTGGCTTTTTCTTTTGGTGGTTTAGTGAATCAGTCTCTTCATCTTCCCACCTCCTTGCATTGATCCAGCTTGTAAAATGGCTGATAAAGCTTTTGTCCTTGCCTTGGGTTGCTTTGTTGTATTTTTGGATTCCTCTGTAGATTTCATCTGCTAGAGCTTTGTCGAATTTGTTTTTCTTGTGGATGGTGTACCAAGTCTGGATAGCTTTTTTCTTATTAACCTTCCTTGGATAGATTTCCCAACAGGCTATGAATCCATCCCTTAACCAACCTTCTGGTAATTGCCCCACGCCTTCTATTTCGCTCACTCTTCCGATGAGCATATTATTTCTTTTATTCTTTATTTCTTTTGTTTGTGTACCTTTTATTGTCCCTTCTTTTGTACCTTTTATTGTTCCAATATTGCTTGAAAAATCTTGCCTAACCGCATAGTTAGTGACTTTGAGTATTGTACCTGTTTTAGGTTTTTTGATATCACGTTGCAACTGTATCATTTCATGTTGCACAAACAGCGCAAGAATGCGCCTCACCTTATTCCTGGAAACGTTCCATCGACGTTGCAAAAAAGAGTCTGTTATCTTGTGGCATCCTCGTCCATGCTTACCTGTATCGTCGTAGTCAACAAGAAATAAAATATCAATCCAACAGCGCAGTATCTCAGGATCATCCCAGATTTCTTTATTTTGAATATCTCTGTGCAAGAGAATAAAACCAGAATTTTTCATAGTTAAAGAAAGAACGCCTAAGAGTGCAACCCAATCATAGACGTTAAGAAAATAATGGCTCTCAGGCGTTCTTATTAAATTTTAAATTGTTTTAATGGATTTCGTCCATCAATTGAGTTGCAATAACAACAATACCACAACAAAAAACACTTGTGCAAATTTCTTTTTTCATTAAAATGAAGCCATAGTACAAAGAACCTTTTCTTTCTACTTTCTTGCAGTGGCCCTGGGTTGATTGGTTGGAATGGATCGCCCGGGGTTTTTCTTTTGTGGTATAATTTTGGTATGGCACGTTTAGCAAATCAAAGACACGAACTTTTCTGTCAAGGCTTAGCACAAGGGAAAAGTGCTACTCAAAGCTATATTGATGCTGGTTACAGCAAAAAGGGTGCTGATGTCAGTGCTAGTAGATTGCTAGGCAATGCTAGTGTAATGCTAAGGGTCGAAGAACTACGGGAAAGAGTAGAGAAGAAGAACGAGCTTACACTTGATTGGCTTATCCAACAGGGCAAGGAAATGTACCAGGAATCGAGAGAGGCTAAAGACAGGACCGCTGCTGCTTCATTCTATGACAAGCTTTGCAAGATTCGTGGAGCTTACAGTCCAGAAAGACATGAGCATGATGTTTCAGTATCAGGGATAGACATTGACTTCATAGAGCCTGATGACGAGGACTAAAGTAAATCTTCCAAAATACGCCAAGCCTTTATTCAAGCCAGCGAGATACAAAGCAATCCATGGCGGTAGAGGTTCGGCAAAGTCACACACCTTTGCCAATCTGGTTTCAATCCTTCACGCTCAAGATCCGAACAGGAAAACAGTAGGCATTAGAGAAATCCAAAAGTCTATCAAGCTCTCAGTGAGGCAGTTGATCGTTGACAAGATCATTGAGAACAACTTTCAAGACCTGTTTGATATTCAGGATCAGCAAATCAAAAGCAAGCGAGGGAAGGGAGTCATCATCTTTCAGGGGATGCAGAACCACACAGCGGACTCTATCAAGTCTCTTGAGGGCTTTGATTGTGCTTGGGTTGAAGAAGCTCAGACATTAAGCCAAAGAAGCCTTGATTTATTGCGTCCAACCATTAGAAAACCGAACTCTGAAATTTGGTTTAGCTGGAACCCTGATAAGGACACGGATGCAGTCGATGCTTTTTTGCGCTGTGATGATCCCCCAGAGGACTCAATCATCATTGAAGCAAATTACAATGACAACCCCTGGCTTCCTGATGTGCTGAGAAAGGAAATGGAGTATGACAGATCAAGGGACATTGACAAGTACCGACATGTTTGGTTGGGTGCGTATAACCTCAACTCGGAATCTCGTGTCTTTAAGAATTGGAGAGTCGAAGAGTTTGAAACACCAAAAGATGCTTTCTTTAAGTTCGGTGCTGACTGGGGCTTTGCAGTTGATCCAACAGTGCTTATCAGATGCTATCTTGAAGGCAGAACGCTCTTTGTCGATCATGAAGCGTATCAGGTGGGTTGTGAGATTATTGATACTCCTGAACTGTTTCTAACGATTCCTGAGTCTGAGAAATGGCCTATTGTTGCAGACAGTGCAAGACCTGAGACAGTCTCACACTTGAGGAAACACGGCTTTCCAAAGATTCAACCAGCAATTAAAGGCAAAGGGAGTCTTGAAGATGGCGTAGAATTCCTAAAGTCTTTTGATATTGTCGTTCATCCGAGATGCCAGCACACCATTGACGAACTTACAAACTATTCGTATAAAGTAGACCCTGACACTGAACAAGTTACCAGCGTTCTCGAAGACAAGCACAATCATGTTATTGATGCTTTGCGTTATGCCTGTGAAGGTGCAAGACGATTGAAGAGAAGGCCGGGAAACCTACCGAGGAAAGTTCAGGGAACTTATGATCCGTGGGGTATGTGATGCAAACAGTTAAGATATTAGAGCACTTTGAATTCAGTCCAGACGAAGAGACAGAAGTCCTGGTCAATCCTGACCATGTTCAGGTTGTGAAGGACAATCAATTCATGGTTGGGGGCGAGTGGTTTACCTGTGCTGGTGAGAATCCATTCATGAAGAAAAAGAGAAAGCGCAAGAGTAAAACAGATGACGAACCGCTTTTAGTCTTAGACGATTAGCATAAAAAACATTATGATTGTATAGGGGAACTTATGAAATCAGCAAATAATTATAGATGGAGTCCGAGAGCCGGGAAAAAGGTGGTGCGCAAAGTGACCAGCTTTTTCTTTGGTGAACCACAACAGCCACAATTGCCAATGCTTCCACCACCTGCACCGATTGAAGCTCCTGTCGTTGAAGAGCG